CACCATCCCCGGCACGCCTACCGTGCCGCAGATCGCCGCTGCCCACGCTGCCCTGCAGACGCTCGGCATCCTCGTTCGCTAACCCAATCAATCTCGCGCTTCCGGACGCAAAACCGGCGTCCACTTTCGCTGGAAGCGCTTTCAAAGGAGGCACCCCATGGCCACCATGGACATTTTCGAAGGCGATGCCTTCTCGATCATCGAACTCACCCGTGCGCTCGAAAACATCCCTTTCAAGCCAGCGACCCTGTCGGGTTCGGGCCTGTTCGGGGCGCGCGGCGTGCGCTCTCGCACCGTCGTCATCGAAAGCCGTGACGGCACGCTGTCGCTGATCCCGTTCTCCGAGCGCGGCTCGGCCTACGACCAGCAGACCCCCGAACGCCGCGATGTGCGGGCCTTCGTCTGCCGTCAATTCAAGAAGCAGGATGTGATCTGGGCTTCGGAAATCCAGCAGGTCCGCGACTTTGGAACCGAAAGTGCAACCCAGCAGGTGCAGGCCGAAGTTGCCCGCAAGCTGGGCCGCCTGCGCAACGACGCCGAGACCACCTTCGAGTATCACCTCTTCAACGGCATTCAGGGGCTGGTGAAAGATCCGCGCGATGGTGCCACCGTGGTGAACTACTTCACCGAGTTTGGCATCGCCCCGGCGGCTGAGGTGGACTTCGATCTCGACAACGCGACCCCAGCCTCGGGTGCCCTGCGCAAACGCTGCCAGGCGCTGATCGAAAGTGTCGAGGATACGATGGGCGGGCTTGCCACCGGGGCGATTGCGCTGCGCGCCGAATGCGGCTCGGCCTTCTTTGCCGATCTGGTGGCGCACAAGGAAGTGCGCGAGACCTACCTCAACACCGCCGCCGCCGCCGATCTGCGGTCCCGCATCGCCGACGAGGTCAGCTTCGGCGGCATCACCTTCCGCCGCTACCGGGGCGGCGCGGGCTTCGGCGTCGCCACCGACAAGGCGGTGTTTTACCCCGAAGCCGTCGACGGGCTCTTCGAGATTTATTACGCCCCCGCTGACACCTTCGAGACGGTGAACACGCTGGGTCAGCCGCTTTACGCGCGGATGATCCCCGACCGGGACCGGGATGAATGGGTGCGGTTGGAGATCGAAAGCAACCCGCTGCCGATCTGCACCCGCCCGCAGGTCCTGCGTTCCGCGCGGCGGACGTGATGTCTGCCTTTGCCGCCGCTGTCGGCGCACTCTTCGCCGATCCCAACATCGGCGTGGAGGCGCACTACACACCCGACGGTGGCGCACCCGTCCTCGTCCGCGTGGTCATGCGCCGCGCGGACGAGATCACCGGGTTCGGCGAGGCACGTCTCTGGTCGGAAACTACCCGCGTTGACCTGCGCGTGGCCGAGGTCCCCAACCCGCGGCCCGGCGAACGGATCGAGATCGAAGGGGAGGCATTCGTCATTCAGGGCGAGCCCGTCCGCGACCGCGAGCGGCTCGTCTGGACCCTGGACCTGCGCCCGGCATGAGATTGAAGCTCGACATCACCCCCGATCTGGTCGCCATGCTGGCCGAGGAAATCAAGGCCGGCGAAATGGCCGTCAGCAAGGCGGTGGGTGAGGCCGGGGCCGGTCTCAAAACAGGCTGGCGGGCCCAGATCACCGGCGCCGGGCTCGGTCAGCGCCTGGCCAACACCATCCGCTCGGAGCAATTCCCCAAGGGCAAACCCAGTCTGAATGCGGCAATCGTCGTCTGGTCCAAGGCGCCCGTGATCATCGGCGCCCATGACACCGGCCCGCTGATCCGGTCCAAGAATGGCCTTTGGCTGACAATCCCGACGGCAGCCGCAGGAAAAGGCACCAAGGGCGGACGGATCACCCCCGGCGAATGGGAAGGCCGCACCGGGTTGCGGCTACGGTTCATCTACCGTCGTCGCGGACCGAGCCTGCTGGTGGCTGAAGGGCGGCTGAATACGAAAGGCCGCGCGGTTGCCTCAAAGTCAAAGACCGGACGCGGCGTGGCAACCGTGCCGATCTTCCTGCTCGTGCCGCAGGTCAAGCTGCGCAAGCGGCTGGATCTGGCGCGGGATGCGGAGTGGGCCCATGAGGCGGTGCCGGGGTTGATCGTGGGGAATTGGATGGAGGGGAAGAAGTCCAGCTGACGCAGCATTTCAGAACAAGGCGTCACCACACCTCAAGATCCAAGTGAAACCGCTGATTAGCCTCACTTACCAAAACATCGGAACACAGCGCATAGCCGAATAGCGCGCTAGAGGCGACAACCATTCCCGCCCACTCAGTGGTGTTTCGTCTGAGCCAAGCTCCGCTATCACCGGCTTTAGGAGGAGGCGTCAATGCCACTTGCGCTGCAGGGGGTAAGATCCCGGCCACAGGAGCATGAACTTGGATCAGCTTTCTCCAACAAGCGCCGCCAATTTCATGTTCTACGACCGCACCGCCTACTACGTAGGTCCGTTGGCCGGACGTGGCACCGTCCATTTCAAGAAGCTGCCCGTTCCAAACGGACCCGGCAATGCTTGAAGCGACATTTGAAGCAATCTCTGGCCCGTTGAGCAGCGCGAGGTCGATATCGGTGATGTGTGCACAGTTCGCGGTGCAATGGGTGTGCGGAGGACTAGGATTGGGTTGAGCTAAATGAATGATATTCCAGCCGTTCGATGCCTTGTTGCCAGTTGGAAAGACATGACCACAAGTCGCAGCAAATTGTCTACCAGTGTTGCGATCTCGGAGATACCCGCCGACGGTTCCTGCTTGGCCAGTCCCCGCTGTCAGCCGGGAGCCAGGCGCAAGCAGAAGCTGGGGCAACGGGTGGGTTTCGACCACGGTCAGTATCCGGGACTTTTGCGCTGCCCCGACCAAGTCGCGTCTGTCAGCTTCGTAATCATCTTCGAGCTTCGGGTCGTTTGGCTCAGGTTTGGCGATCAGTCTCAATATGAAAGGTTGGAACTCGGACAATCGCTCAATCGGACTGCCGCGTGAAAGAATTTGCTCCAAAAAGTAGTAGCGACGTTCAAGGTTGGGCCTAGGCCCGCCAGAATCTTGTCCGAGAAGATATTGCAATGGCCATGGCATCGGAAAATAAAAAGGCCTGTTTTCTAAAAACTCTGGATCAAGTCCCGCTGCGTCTAGGCGTTGGGCTAATCGCCAGATTGGGTTGATGTCAATGATCAACCCCTGTTTTGCGCCATTCCTCGACGTCCTCTCCGTAAGTTCAGAGATAGCGCCAGCAAGGTATTCATTTCGTTCGATTTCTTCATGAAGTATATGCATCAGCTTTCCACAGGGCGAATGAAATAGGAAAGACAAACGACAATAACTTGACCAAAGAAAGCCACGATTGGCACATACCAGTCAAGCAAAGCACTGGATGAAATTGGATAGGCAAGGGCAATGAATGCAATCGGGGAAACGACTGAGTGAGCCCGTCGTACCGACCCAAGCGGGGCATTTCTGCGAACATACAGAACTGTGACAACGGCAAAAATCAAGATTAGCGCGACTGCAGCCCATTTTCGGTGTAGTTCTGCAGCATCAAGTGTCACAAGTATTGCAAATAGAGCTGTGTAACCCGTGAGGACCTCCGCCGGAACGTATTTGGCAATTCGCTTTAGGACAGTATCGTCACTTCCCTCACTACTATCAGAACGCAAGTCGGCTCTTTGCGGAATCACCCATCTAGACAACGCCAGTTCCCCACCTTCAATGTCCCACACACCATCAACTATTGCGAGTAATGAAGTTTAGGTCAAGCGAGGACTATGCTTTGCCCACTCCCCGCGAAACCATCCTCGCCGCGCTGCACGTACGGCTTTCGGCGCTGCCTGCCACCACCCTGCGTGGTGACGTCCTGCCCGAACGCGTGCCCGCCGCTGGCCTCCTGATCCTGCGCGACGGCGAGCCGGGCGAGCCGGAGGTCACGCTGTCGCCGTTGCGTTACCATTACCAGCACCGGGCCGAAATCGAAACGGTGGTGCAGGGCAACGACCGTGACGCCACTTTCGACACCCTGACCGCCAGCATCGGCACTGCGATTGCCGCCGACCGCACGCTGGGCGGCCTTTGCGACTGGGTCGAGGCGGAAGCACCGCGCCCTGTCGATCTGCCCATCGAGGGCGCGGCGGCGCTGAAGGCGGCAGTGATCCCGGTCATCCTGCACTATTCCACGGCCGATCCGCTGGCGTGACCCCCACACACGATAGGAGAATACGATGGCACGAGCCCAAGGGGCGCGGGCGCAGATGGCGCTTGCGTTCGAGACGACCTATGGCACGCCGCCCGCCAGCGGCTTTGTGCGGATGCCCTTTGCCAGCGCAACGCTGGGGTCCGAGCAACCGCTGCTGAACTCGGAGCTGCTGGGCTATGGCCGCGATCCGCTGCCGCCAATCAAGGACGCGGTGACGGCGGACGGCAATGTCGTTTTGCCGATCGACGCGCAGGCGTTCGGCTTCTGGCTGAAGGCGGCGTTCAGCCAGCCGATCACCAGCGGGGCGGAGGCACCCTATACCCACGAATTCCGCTCCGGCGGCTGGACACTGCCGTCGCTGTCGATCGAGACCGGCATGCCAGAAATCCCGCGGTTCGCGATGTATTCGGGCTGCGTGCTCGACACGCTCTCGTGGCAGATGCAGCGCTCGGGGCTTCTGACCGCAACCGCGAGCCTCGTCGCGCAAGGCGAAAGCATTGCTGGCGCGTCCGCTGCGGGCACGCTGGCAGAGCTTGGCCTGCAGCGGTTCGGGCATTTCAACGGGTCGATCACGCGCAACGGTACGGCGCTTGGGAACATCGTCTCGGCCGAGATCACCTATGCCAACGCCCTCGACCGGGTGGAAACCATCCGCTCGGACGGGCGGATCGACGGCGCGGACCCGTCAATCGCGGCGCTCACCGGACGGATCGAGGTCCGTT